GAAGCAAAAACGGGCTTGCAGATACCAGCAAAGGCGAAAAACAGGACACGGGGCAAAATCCGCTTTGAAGACAGAAGCTCTTGCATCTCATCAATCCGCTGCGTAACTTGCAGCCCAGATCAGTCCACCTAATCACTAAGTCATGATCAATCCCACCTACGACCAGCTCAAGCGCGTATATCAGCGCAAAGGTTACGCCTTCTTCCAAGGCACCTATAACTTGAATATCTTCGGGATTCGTTCGCGAAACCGAAACCAGACGCATGATGCTTTCGATGACACAATCGGCGTAGCATGGCAGTCTAAGCAAATCTCGCACCCTCCCCTTTACTTCCAAGGCACAACTGACCCCAGCGTAATGCACTTGACGCGCCCTAAGTTCGCGGCGGCAATCAAAGACGGCACGGCGATACTTAAGACGGGGCAATACCGCGGGGCCTATCAATTAGGCAGGCATGGCTCAGGCGCGTGGCAACACGATGCCTTGATTCAAGTCAAGCCAGTTACGATATACCGGGATGCAAACCGAGACGCAATTCTTGACACTGACGTTAAAGAGACGACGGGCCTGTATGGCATCAACATACACGCTGCCAGCCTTTGGCAGGACTTAGACCGAATCGGCGAATATTCCGCTGGCTGTCAAGTTTTGCGGCGGGCAATAGACCTGGCAAAATTGGTTGATCTATGCAGACAGCAGATCAGGCACATAGGAGTCAACTCATTCACTTACACCCTCTTAGATGAATCTGACTTCTTTTAGCCTACTCGTAGCCCTCGCCCTATTGACTTCGTGTGCACCATCACGCAAGCTATGCGAGCGCGCCTACGGGCCGTGTGGCATGGTGTACGAGGACAGCACCACCCGCACCTACGTCGTCAACCTACCGCCCGCAAGCGTTCATGATACTTTGTTTCTTGACAAATGGAAGCACACATTCAGCACGGATACGCTTATCAAGCTTGACACAGTCGTAACCATTGATGAAAACGCACGCGTCCGCTTGCGCCGATGGTATGACCAGAAGCTGCAAGCCTACCGCATCGAATGTGAATCCTTAGGAAAGGACACCGTATTCACTGAGAAGGTCAAGATGGTTACTGTTGTTGAGCGCGGAACACCAGGTCAGCCCGCCCCTACGTCGTGGACTACGTGGCTTCTAATCGGCTTGTTTATCCTATTGATTTTGTTGATATTTGCACGTAAATAATTCATCCCTTAACCCTATTAATCATGTCTAAGTCAATTCAAGTTGAAGTTAATGAGCACCAGATCACGCGTCAAAACAGCATCGACGCTCAGGTAATTGCTCTCGCAATCATTTCAGATTTCCGCATGTCTCAGCACGCGCTTAACTGGTCAAGCGACAAAGCCAAGCCCTACGACGCGATGGGCGCTTTGACGAAGTACCAGAAGATTGTTGGCCGCACGTTTTCGAGTCAAGATATAAGCATCGGCCTTTACCTTGCCAATCAGGAAATTGAGAAGCAATACAGCTATGGGCGCGGCGTGGAAGTAATTGAAAATTAACCCAGCCTACTAATGGCAACACAAGGACAAGCTAAAGTAGTATTCAAGATTGAGGGCCTCAAGGACAGCATTAAAAGCCTTGAGGATGCCCGCAAAGCACTGACCGCCCTGCAAAAACAGGGCGTTGCTGTGTCCAATAAGCTATCGGGCAGCGAGTTTGGGGAAGCCCAGATCGCCGAGCTAAAGGAGCAACTTGACAGCGCGGGCGTCGCTTACCAGCAACTTGCTGAGGACATAGACGAAACCGAAGCGGCCTTAGATGGGCTTAATGAGGCGGCATCCGTCAACCTGAATACGCTGGCAGCCTTAGAAGATCGGGCAGGCGAATTAAGCGAGTCCCTACGCACGCTTGACATTGGCTCGGCTGCATTCAACAAGACTAAGCAGGAACTTGAAGCGGTCGAACAACGCTTAGAAGCCGCCACGATTTCAGCTGAGGAAAGTCAGCTTGTCTTCGCGGAATTGGGTTCCAAAGCGGCGGCCACTTTCACGATCGGGGCGGGCTTAGCGGCATCCTTTGCAGCTGAGAATGAGGACGTACAGCAAGCCCTTTTGATTGTCCAACAAGCCGTAGCAGCGGTGGAGCTAATCAAGAACGCAACGGAAACGGCGCAAATAGCGCGTAAGGCAGAACAAATCGAACGCGAGCAAAAGCTGCAAAAGGAGCTGCAAAAAACAGCGATCGACCAGCGCGAGCTAAATGCGGCGCAAGGCGAAGGGGCGGGCGCAACCGGTAAGGCAAGTAAGGCATCAGGCGGATTCGCTGGCGTGCTTAAGGGCTTGTTCACGGTGATTAAGGGAAGTCCCTTAATCGCATTGGGCGGTATTATATTGGGCTTAGGGGCGGCAGTAGTGGCTTTGTCCGGCAAATTCAAGCCACTTGCCCTCATAGTTGAAGCGACTGAGGACGCGTTTGGTGGGCTTGTCCAAGTCTTCAAAGACGTAAGTAGCGGGGCGTTGAACTTAGGGGACTCCTTCAGTGCGTTAGGCTCAATCATTACGGACAGCTTAGCCGTGGCGGGCAACGCAATCAAGGGCGGCTTCCTAAGCATATTTCAGGACTCAGAAACGGCGTTTGCTGACTTCAATAAATCAGTGGATGAGTTTGGCACGGAGGCAGGGGAAATCTTTGGCAAGTCATTTGCGAAGGGCGTAGAACGCACCAGGGCACTGAGGCTTAATGAGCAACAGCGGGCACTTAATGACTTGACGGACGGCGCGGCGGCAATAGAGGAAGCCCTGACAGGGTCAACGCGGGCGGGCGAAAATGCACGGACGGCAATCAGGCAGCGGGAACTGGCAGAGGACAAGAAGCTGGCTGAGGAACGCCTGCAATTAGAAGCGGGCTTAAGTGATGAGGAACTCAGGATTATCAAGTCTGGCAACGTTGAGAAAATCAAGGAAATCAAGAAGATAGTAGACGAACGGGGGCGCGTTAATGAGGAAGTGCTGGGCTTGCTAAAGGAATTTGAGGCGGCGCAAACGGCTTTGATTCAGGAGCAAGAGGCGGCCCGCTTGATCGCCATCCAAGACCGCATCGCTGCCATTGATGCCACTTTAGCCGTTGAGCAAGCCAGGCTTGCCAATATAGACAACTTTGCAAACAAGGCACTTGACGCAGAAGCACGCTACACGGCAGAGGTTGAGAAGCTGGCACTACGCAGACAAGCCGGGGAATTTAAGAGCCTTAAGGAAATCGAAACCGAGCGGGCCAGAATCGACCAGGAACGCCTAAACGAGATTGAAGCCCTATCCCGCGAGCAACTTGCATTCGAGCGCGAACTGCAAATGCAGCGGGCAGAGATACAGGCGGGCGAATTGGAACGGCAATTTGAGGAGGGCACCCGCTTACGCACGCTTGATTTTGACGAACAAGTTAGCCTCATCAATCGAATCCGCGACCTACGTACTCAATCCATTGATGCGGAGTTTGCAGCCCTTGACCTACGACGCACTGAAGACCAGCAAAAGGCCATTGAACTTGACGCAGAAAGGGCAGCCTTAGCTATTGAAACAAATGATCGGGTCAGGGAAGCAGCCGTAACGGCGGCAGAACAAATCGCAGAGGCCCGCACGGCTGAGCTTGACATAGCCGCAAAGCTTCTTGACTTAGAACGCCAACGCGCCGACTTAAGCAATACCCAAGCGCAAGCCGATATTGACGCAGCCAACGCAAGCTTGGAGCGGGCAAGTCAACTAACGACAAACCTAAAGAACGCGACGGCGGATTATCAGCAGACGCTTAAGCTAATCGCAGACCAGCAGGAGCAAAACACGGCCGAAATCGAAAGGCAATTAGTACTTGACACGGAAGCCCTTGACCTGCAAATAGAAACGCTTGACGTAGAATTGCAGCGGGTGCAAGCCCTAAAGGAAGCGGGTGAAATCGGCGCGGGTGAAGCTGCAAGGCTAAGGGCAAATCTTGAAACCCAGAAGCAAATCCTGCAAGAGCAACAGGAAGGCTTGACGATCAAGGCTGAAATCGCCATCGAAGTCAACGAGCGGGAAGCTGAGAAGCAAGCTGAGGACGCGCTTAAGGGCTACGCAAACTTCGTAAGCGGATACCTGAAAGGCCCCGTAGCGGCGGAAATTAGTCAGGCCCTCAACAACGCATTTGGCGTGCTTGGCCCCTTGATTAATGAGTTAGGCACGCAGGTAGCCCAGCAGGCTTTGGAAGTCGTGGCGGCCCTGAATGCAGCCCAGTTGGCGCGGATTGATGAGGAGATAACGGCAACGGAGCAGCGCGTAACGGAGGCCCAAGCCTTACTTGACGAGCTAACCGTGCAAGCGGAGGAATCAAGCACCAAGATACAGGAGCTAAGTGCGGCGGCGTTGGCATCTACGGGTGAGCAACAAAGCGCAATACTTGCCCAGCTAAACTCTGAGCGGGCGGAGCGGGACAAGCTTGCTAAGTCTCAGAAGCAACAGGCAGCCGAAGCGCGAAAGCTTGTACAACAGCAGATAGCACTTGAGCAAAAGCGGGCGGACATAGAAAAGAAGCAAAGGCAACAGCAGAAGGCTTTTCAGATAGCGAACGCCATAGCCAACACGGCGGTGGGTATCACAAGGACAATTGCAGAGGTTCCAAAGGTTGACTTTGGCATCAGCACGGCAATCTTGATAGCCTTGTACGCAGCTTTAGGGGCGGCGCAGGTGGCATCTATAGCGGCGCAACCGGCACGTGATGGCGGATTGCTATCAAGGGATGGCGGCTTAATCAAGATGCGCAAGGGCGGCATGATTAGCGGCCCATCACATGAGCGGGGCGGCGTAAGGGGTACGGGTAGCTTTGCTGGCATCGAGGTCGAAGGCGGCGAGGCGATCATACCCAAAGCGGCGGTAGTCAATAACAGGGCAGTTGTTGAGGCACTCATTAAGCAAGGCCCTACGCAGAAGCTAAGAGATGGCACACTTGAATTGATGCCCTCAAATCCGCAAATGATGGCGGCTGCAACGGCGGCCCAGTCATCCGAGCAAGTTGACCAGCTGAATGCTAACATCAATGCACTTGCTGACAGGCGCGTAGTGGTCGCTGTTACGGACATAGCTGAGGCAAGCAACCGCGTAGGTGTGATTGATTCGGCATCAGCCATATAATTGATTCAAGATTACGTATCGCACGGCTTGCATTTCCTGAAATGATGCCCCACCTTTGTATCATCAAATCGGCGCGGTGCCGACGCGATTAACACCACCTATCATGTCTTCTATCACCACCACATTCGACCTCTCTCAATTATCCACCATTGACACAGAAGCCCGCAATGGCTATATCCGCACATCCGTACAGTGGGCAAACAACTGGCTTGACTTTCAGCAAACGGAAGCAGGCGCGTTTCTCAAAACAGACGACCCCCGCGAAGCGTGGGAAGAAACAGGCTGGAGCGTATTGCCTGAATCATGCCCCGATGGCATGGACGTGCAGGACGTGCTACACGTAGTCCGCGAATGGTTCTACGCTAACCAATTTTAACCGATAGTACCATCGGATTAGGCTCTCAGCAATGGGGGCCTTTTTTGTGCGCAAAAAACCCCAGCGGCATGATCGGCAGTGCGGCTGGGGTTCAACTTATGGCTAAGAAGACTCAAAGATACTTATTTCCGCGCTAACTTCAAACGAACCTTAGAAGTCTCATTAGCAGGATTGAAGCCACGCACTTCTAAGACGCTGTAATCCACGCCATCCACCAGCACCGTTGCCCGCAAAGTCAAGGCGTTGTAAGTGGCTGCATCGATGATCGCTTGGCACTCCAATACGTGCCCTTCTGCTAATGCCTGAATCCAGTTCCTGTAATATGCGTTAATCAGGTTCGACCAGTACAAGCGTTCTGGGCTTGACCTCATGTTTCGGGCGTACTCAGTCAGGTAGTCGCGATCTCCGATCGGCTCACCCTCATCAAACACGCGTGCCACTGGCCCCAGTGCGGGCGACCATTCGGTAACGGATTCAAGTACCGTCAACTTTGGCGCGAAGTCAAATCCATCTGGGTCAAGCTCATTCACCTGCGTGAAGTAACCTTCGCGGCTGGCTATATGAGGAATCAGCACATCCTTAGGTTCGTCAAACCAACGCGGGTTCACGAAGTCAAGACGTGCATCGTAGATCAGCCGGTACGTTTCTGACTTCGCTAAGGTTAGTGGGTTCGTGTCAAGCGTCGTATCGCTTACGACTTGCACCGTCGTATCGAGTTGCCCATCCACGCCATCAGCTGCGGGTATCGTAGTGGCTACGTAATCGGCGGAATCCTCAGACCAAACGAACGCGTAATTTCGGCTCACATTCGGCGGCAATAGCTGCACGGTATTGCGGTCGATCATTCGGGTAACGTCAACACGGGGCGCATTGCGGTTCCAAATGTTGTTGATTGAATCAATAGATACCCGCTTGTTTCGTTCGTCAATCTCAAAATACAAGTTGAATATGCGGGCAATTGAGTTGAGGAAATCGGCTTGACTAATGTCAGGAAGTGATTGCGCGGGCTGCAAAGCGGATGTAGGCACAAGCTCAGGCGGTACGCTGTCAAGTGCGCCAACCCAGTTGACTTCAAGCTCTGCGTCGATAGCTGTGATCTGCTTAGACCAAATTAAGGGGCTTGGAAATGGCGGGGGGCCTGGCTCAAAGTCTCCTACTAAGTAGCCTTCATTTGCAGCCCAATGCGTGAAAGCTATCCAACAAACTACTACGTCGCCCTTAGTGCATTCCCGTTGTCCGCTTAAGTTGACTGCGCCCGTGCCGGTTATCTCCGTGATGGCTATCACGTTGTTCCACCCCTCCAAGTCCGTCTGAGCCGCTGGCAGCCAGTTCCCGTCTATGAAGTCAACGGCTTGCCCTTCTGGGTAAAGCGTAATGCCAGCCCCTAATTTTGATAGGTCGGCGGGGTTGGCCGTGTTTTCAAAGAAGCTTACATCAAACGTCAAGTCAAATGAGTAAACCCCATCGGCTGGGCAAGTCCAAAAGAAAGGCTGCCCTGCTATGGGCGTTCTGCCTGCAAATGCGTAGTCCCTTACTTGATTGCTTAGTGAAATCAGCTTGTACCCTGCCCTCCAATAATCAAAATTATTTGACCAAACCGGCCCCCAAGGCGAATCTGCTAATGTGTCCCAAGTGCCCGTAACATCTAATAGGCCGCCGCCATCCCATCCGGGCAAGCCGAAGGCGTAATTGGGCGCTGAATAGCTTGCAGTTTGCAGCATTCTGATTGTCGTTGCATTTGCCCCCGCTTCCCACTGTCCAAATGCTAAGTAAGGCCAATTCCATCTTGGCTCTTCGCCTGAAAACAAGAGATAAGTTCGTCTGGCGCGGTCATCACCAAACCACGGGCCTGATGCTGCATAGCCCGCGTCTGCAAATATCTGCTTAATCAAGTTCGTAATAAACCACGCAGGCGGTAGCGATCTAAAATCTATATGTCCCACGCTGCCAACGTCTACCGTCCATTCCTCTTGTTCAAGAATTGGTCTTGACGGCGGCAAAGCAACCACTGTGCCCCACTCAGCTGCGTAATCAATGTTGGATAGCACGCGGTTAGTATCTGACCCCCAGTAGTTAGGCAAGAATATGTTGCCCCAGACTGCCAACGGGAAAAACGCGGGAAACGGTATGGCATCAGGTTCCCCGTCGGCATCATAATCTGCGAGAATTTCAGTTAGGAAGTTGACTGCTGCAATTCCGTCAAAGAACATGGTGCCCAATTGCAATTCCCACATTTTGCGGTTTTGAATCAGCTGCGCAAATGGTGCTTCGGACGCTACAAAGAAGCCCTCTAAGGTCGTCTCGCTTACCTTAGTCAAGTAGAAAAGGCCCTCCAATAAAATCACCCCACCACCGTAGACCCGCGAATCCGGCATGGCTGCGTATTGCTTATACGTGCCTATGCGGTCAATCATGGCTAATGCACCAAAGGCAAGCTTAGCTGCGTCGTCATTAATCAGCTGCACGGTGAAACTTGAATCAGCCGCCCGCTTAGTAGGCTCCGTAGCGTCAACTAACGACCGCTTAAGCGATATGGGGAAGTCGCCCGAATCATTCAGGTTGACCCGCTGGCCTTTGATGAATATCTCGTAGCTCATTTCAGGTCAATCAAGTAAGTGAAATCAAAGTCTGTGGTAGATTCAAGCCCTTTCTGCCGGTACATGTTGACCTGAATAGCAAGCTTATCTACTGAGATGCGTCTGTAATTGAAGCCGCCTAAGCGCGAATCGTAGGCCAGCATGTACACTTCATCTGAGGCCGTCAAGTGCGTTTGCAGCCATTCACCAGCTTCTGAGTCTACGTAGCCCGCCGACACTTGACCGCCAACGGTTGCAGTTTCTACGAGTACCTCGTAATCCGCGTTGGTCTTATCAAGTTCTGGCCGTCTGTATGTTTGGTAGGTGATGGCTTTGCGGTCAATCGTTTCTTGCACGCGCGAACCTATCCAGAGGCTATCAAACCCACCTAAGCGATTCAGGAACATGACTTGATAAAACACGTCATCACACTGATCGTCATAGTTGACTTCGTAGGTCTGCACCTCAGTAACTGGCACTGCGCCCGCCGTCGAACTTCCCGCCGTCCAGTAGAATTGCACCGAATAAGACTCCAAGGGTTGACCTGTTACGGGCGATACCGAATCCGAAAGCCCTGGTATCGCACGCGGGCTTACTTCTGTCCTGACTATACCGCCGCCTATCACCTGTCTTGAAAACTCTGGCACGAAGTCAACTTCGATCTCCCCGTCTGTGTAGACCCGCGTTACTTCCATGTGCATGAAGCCATCGCCTATGCCTTTGAAGAACGTCAAGTATTCAATCGACCGCAAGTCTATCCGCTTAGTGGTTGGCTGGCCGCTTAAGAACTTTACTTGCCAATCTCCGGGCGTACCGGGGCTCTGCAAAAGCATGCCCCAATAAGCCTCATATGCCGTCGCGACTTCCTGATCATTCAAGTAAGGATTTAGCTGTGCCCATGTTGCCCAGGTATCGCCGCCCCTTGCCGCAACGCCGCCCTCGAAGCCTCTGCGTGCTTGTGGCGTGCCTGCTGAGTCAAAGAAGTTGAAATCAAGCTCATAATACCAGCGTCTGGCGGCATTCGCATCAAGCTTGTATTTCTCATATTGACTTATGAAGACCGTGAAGACGGGCGATGTTGGCCTGCAATAGGGCCTAAGCACATCTTGCACATCAAACTTGACGTTTTCATCTGGTATAAACGGACGCTCCAAAGTGGCGACTAAGGCCCAATCCTGAAGGTTTGCGATCGTAGCATTCCCGCCCGCGTAGAACTGGTTGGCCCTGCTAATGAAGTTCTGGTCTACGTAGACCCGTAAGCGTGCCCGCATCCGGTCAAGATTGTCAGCAAGCTGACTTGACGAACCGGGCGTTGGCGTGAATAGGAACGCACCCGCTGTGCTTAGCTGCGTAGTCGTGAACTGAGGCCCAAACTCCTTAGCTTCTAACGTGATGCGAGGACTTGACGGGTTAGTAAACAGATCAATCCTGACTTCGTAATCGGCATTGATGGCCGCCGTGCCTGAAAGTGCGTAATACAGTGCGTACATGGCCTGCACGATGCTTGACACCACGGGCGTCGGCTGAGAGTCAACGGCTGCGGATGTCCATGGCAGTTGGCCGGGTGTAGGCGTGTCCGAAAATACGTAGGTGTTGCCGTTGATGGTCAAGTTGACGGGCGATGCGGGTAGCGGGGTAGGTCCCAGCCGAATCAACAGACTTGCCTTTATGCTGCCTAACGCCGTGTTGTTGGCCTGCGCAACGATATTAATAGGGTGCTTAGTTGCCGTGGGGATGTACCTAAATGCACCGGGTGGCAGCAAGTCTGTCGGTTGCTGTATTCTGGTTAAGCTCATGAATCAAAGATTAGGGACTTGATATAAGATTGAAACTCCGCTTGTAAGGTTTCCTCAGCTTCATTTACGGTGGCGGTCAAGGCGTTATTTAGGAAGGGACGTGCCTTGATGCCCTTGTTACTGATGGCCCTACGGACGGCGAAAACGATTTGCTTCTCTCTGCCAGGTGCAATCCTGTAGCGGATTAGCCAGTCAAGAATGGGTTCGGTCGGTGGCAGCCTGGCCCCTTTGCGGCGCCCAAGTTCTACGAACCTAAAGTAGTCATTAAGAAGCACCGTAATGGTCTCATTAGACAAGTTGGCGGATTCAAACTTAAGCGTCTGAATCAATCGCGACTTCTTTGGCACGCCGGACTTGATCGCGGCAAGCTTGATATTCTCTTGCAGTAGGTAGCCGATCGCTTCCATGAGCTTATCGCCGTCGATGGGTTTCTGCGTCGCCATTAGTTGCAGTCTGATAAACCGATTAAGCCGATGTCGCCAATCAAATCTGTGCAAGTGAAGTCATTTGCCAACGTTTGCACGGTTATAAGCAAGTCAGACGCTATGGCCTTATCCATGTTGACCACTTCCGTAAGGCCATCAATTTGCGCTGATACCAACGCCGCCCCGACTTGCCATGCTTCTGAGTCAACCCAGAGGCTTACGAAGTCCTCAAGTATTAAGCGCGTCTTATCAAAGATTAGCGTGGTGTTCGCATCTTGACGGCTTAAGTCCGGCTCGGGGATGTCAAGGCATTGCAGTTGAAACGTGCAGCTTCTAAGGCTTGCCTTAGTCCTATCCGCAACGTCGTAGCTGTACATTAATGGCAGCTTAAGGAACAGCAACGGGTAGGTATGTGCGTTCGTGTAGTCGGACTGGTCGTAGTCGTATCCGGCTCGAAACGAAGTCAAGAGCGGGTGGGCATTCGCGAAGTTATTGCAGATTTGAACGATCTGCGTAGTGCTTAAGGATAGCATAGGGACTTAGTTGGTGTTCTTTTCAATTTGCCAATGTAGGTAAAATAGCACTTCGCCGATGGGTAGCTCTCTTATTTGGTTGACTTTCAGTATATCTCCACCGGCTAAAGTAAAGGTAACAGCGGTGAAACCGTAGTCATTAAGTTTCTTCTTAGGTTTTATAGGCTGGCCGTCAGCTCCGAGCTTGGGTTCGTCCCAGCAGTTGGGGAACTGTGTTCTAAGGCCATCCAAACCCCGCCGAAAAAATTAGCCGCCCCGTAGACGACTGATGCGGGCAAGTCTTGCAACATATTGCAGCGGTCGTAATGGTCTGCGTAAGCGACGCTGTAAGGCACGCCCTCGGGTAGGTACAACGTAGCTGCAATTTGAAGCATCCGCTCATGATCGCTATAGCCCTCATATGATTCAATCTTCGTCAAGTCCTCAAATTGGCCTACCGTGCATCCACCTAAGAAGCCCGCACACGTGTACTTGATGCCCTCATGCGTGAACTCATGCACGGGTGCGCTATTCCTAAGCTTGTCAACTACTTCCTTGACTAAGCTTTGCTTGATGCCTTGCTTGTAGACGCTTAGCGGGATATTGTCTCCGTAGATATGGCGCAAAAGGGGCTTCACGTCGCCCGCTTCAATAGCAACTAAGTCCTTGTACTTCAATATATTTCTGTCTTTAGCCATTTTTAGAACGGTTTTTGATTATAACGGCAAGTTACGTACTTTGCGCTTGACTTTGAAACGATACGCCCGATGCTTAATGACAAACTAATCCAGTCCCTGCCCATATATGAGGTCAAGATCGACGATGACGAAGAACTCGGCGTTGTTGGCATTGCCTTAGTGCAAGACCCCGCAATTTTAGTAGGCTGGGTAGCCCAATCAAAGCATGGCAAAACAGTCATGCAGCGAAAGGTTATGCAACAAGTCAACTGGGTAATGCAAGAATCCGCGGATAAGATGCTTGTAACGGGGCCGCTATCAATACCGGGCCAACAGATATACCGCGAAGATGAGGAGATCGGCCCGCACTTCATTACGTATTCAAGCGAGACCATACGTAAGATGTCAGAGCGGTTCTTGACTAAAGGTAACCAGCTCAACCTAAACATGGAACACACCGACAAGCCCGTAATGGGTAGCGTTGTGGAGTCGTGGATTAAGGAGTCCGAGGCGGACAAGTCGGTAGCTTTGGGCTACGACCTACCCGTAGGCACATGGTTTATATCCGTCAAAGTCGCTGACCCGCAGGTATGGCAGCAGCAAATCAAAACGCAAAAGGTCAAAGGCTTCTCGCTTGAGGGCATGTTTGGTCATGAAATTTTACAGTCAATTAATCACGTAACTAATGAAGAACCTAAGATGAGTACCTACATTGAGCAGGGCATCAAAGCCCTTGATAAGCAGGAGTTAGCCACTTACCAAGCCGTCCTTAAGGAGGCAAAGAAGCTGGCTAAGCAGGGCAGCCCGGGCCTGCAACAGCACCTAACCAAGCTGGAAGCCGATAACGGGATGGACTACTATTTCCAGAACCGATCAGCCATCCGACGCGCCCTCACGAAGGCAAGCGAGGCCCCGCCCGTAAAGCAAAGCGCGGCGCAAACGTTCATTAACACCGTCCGCCAGTTGCTTAAGCAAGATGAGACGCCACTTGAGCAGATGGATGACACGGACGACGTGGAGGAAGTCAAGCAAATGGAGTACACCCTTGCTGACGGCACTACGGTTGTAGTTGATGAGATGGGCATGGCACTAATCAACGGCGAACCTGCACCAGAGGGCCAACATGCCTTGTCGGATGGCAGCGTCCTTGTCGTTGACGCAAACGGCATGTTTATAGAAGTCTTACCCGCAACAGAAGAAGATATGTCAGAGTTAGCACAGCTATTAACCCAGATTGCGCAAAGCCAAAAGGCGCAAGATGCCCGTATGCAGCGGATTGAGCAGGCACTTAAGTTGCCCGCAGACGCAAGCCCCAAAGCAGGCAAAACGGCACCTGTCAATCAAGGCGCAGCTGGTAAGCCCATGTTCGAGGTCAAGCTTTCCCGAGATCAGGAAAGCCGATTGACGGCCCAACAAGTCGCCGCGAAAGTACAGAGTCAACTTCAAGCCTATAATAAGAAGCAATCATGAGCGTAATAAAACCAAATATCCCATACGAGGGCTTAGTATCGCCCGAACTATTCTTTGCCCTTACGCTTGCCGGACGAACGCTGTCTAACAATCAGCAAGTGCAGCTACTGACGGGCATTAAGCGGACAATGCGTCTGCCCAACCTGACATCAAGCCCCGTCTTGCAAGCCTACGCTTGTGAGATGACGACTGATGGCGACTTTGGCTTAGACCAAAGGGAGTTGACTGTCTGCGACTTGACTGTATTCCAAGAGGAGTGCAAGATTGATTTCGACTTCAACTATTACAACCGCGCAAATCGCTTCTTTGACCAGGCTGACGGCATGGCGAACATAGGCCCTAACCAAGCCTTGACGAATGCCTTCTTAGGCCAGATGCAGATTCACGTAAGCAACTTCACCGAGTACCTAATTTGGGACGGCGGCTTGCCCTTGATTATCACGCCACCAGCTGGGCTTGACTTGACGCTTTGCGATGGCTTCCTCTTCCGCCTGCAAGATGAGGGAGGCTTCATTGGCGTACCTACGCGCACTGGAGACTTGTCTGACCCAAATACGGTTGTTGCTGAATTGGATAAGATTTACAACGCTATGTCTGATGAGATGTACAGCCTGATTGAAATGGGCGAAATGGGCGGTAACGAGCTTATCTTGTACACATCCCTTGCTACGCGCCGTGCCCTTGACATCTTCTTTACCTCTCAAATTGGCGTTCCACCTGCCTTCACGATTGAGCGCAGAGGCAGAGACTACTACTACAAGGGCGTACGTTTGTTCTTTACGCGAGCCATCCCAGCTAACTACGCAGTCCTTACGCACCGCGATAACCTGTTTGTTGGCACTGACGGCGCGGGCGACTTTGAATCTATTCAAGTGCTTGACCGTCAGCAGTACAACCTCGCCCAAAAGAAACTCCAATTTTCTATGGAGTACCGACTCGGCACGCAGATCAATTTCATTGACGAAGTGGTATACTACA